CCACAGGATTATATCTCCAGGGCAGATATAGATGAAGTGGTAAACTCCATTGTTGCTGTTCATGGGGAATATTTGAAGGCCTTAGATGATCAGCAGGTAAGCCGTTATGAAATTGAAAAGACCTGGAACCCGGATGTGAATCTACAAATCCAGTTGAATGATTTGGTAGTAGATACTATTGGCAGTCTTCAGTCACTGGCATTTGAAGCCAAACAGGAGCGAATTATATACACAGATAAAAATACCAATCTTATTTTACTCACGCATCAATATGTAGGCTTGGATGCTGATGATGAAAATATACAACGCTTCCGGGAGATCAACAAAATTAAAAATGAAGAGCTTTTTACAATAAAAAAAGGCAGAAAAATTAAATATTATGCGTGAAACGTTTAAAGGTTTAATCGTTTAGGGTTTAAAAGTTAATAGGAAATTATGAAAGAAAAAATGTCTATATACACTAAAATGATGCTAACAGTTACAAAAAATAGTCGTTGGATATATGAAAATGGATATTGGAAATTAGGAGAATACGGTGAAATAAAAAATCTCGTAGAAGCCTATAATATTGAAAAAGAAAATATAATCCCGTCAGACAAATAAAATATTACACGTGATATCACAAATTTTTATAATGGTTTTTGGAGCATCCGCAATATGGTTTGTAGGTAGAAAAGAGAAATGGAAACGATGGGGCTATATTTTTGGCATAATTAGTCAGCCATTCTGGTTTTATACTTCTTATACCAATGAACAATGGGGAATTCTTATAATGAGCTTGTTTTATACTTATTCTTGGATTCAGGGTATTTATAATTATTGGATAATAAGTGATATTGTTAATCCTTCAGAAATCAAAAGCAAAAATGAAAGTTAAAATAAACGGTACTTATATAAAATTCTTTGATGAGCTTACCTATGCCTTGAATTTGGATAGTGTGGCTTCTGTATTTTCATTTGTTGGGAGATACAATCCGGAGAATCCGCTGCATAGGAAAGTGTTTAAGCCATTGTCATATGCAAGGGTGGAGATATTTACCAATAAAGATATTTTGTTGCTCACAGGCACCATTGTAAATCATTCTTTCAATTCTACTCCTACTCCGCAACTATGGAATCTTTCAGGGTACTCTTTGCCCGGCATTTTAGAAGATGTAAATATAGATTACAATCAATATCCGTTAGAATCCCTTCAGCGGAATTTAAAGGATATTACAGAAAAATTAATAACACCCTATAATTTAGGTTTGGTGATAGATCCATCAGTAACTAAAGACGTCAATATCAATTATGAAAAGTCTGTAGCCAAACCTTCAGAGAAAATAAAAGATTATTTGGCGAAAATTGCAAGTCAGCGCAATATCGTATTGTCTCACACGCCTAAGGGGGAATTGCTGTATTTTAGGCCAGATACCAAAGCCGCACCAAAGCATCGGTTCAAGAAAGAAAATGGTATTGAGATGAGCCTTGGAGTGCAGGGGCAGGGATTACACAGTACAATCAGTATTTTGAGGCAGCCATCAGATGATGCCGGAAACCTTGCACCTGTGGATACCGCTAAGAATCCGTTGATTACCGTTTATCGACCCGCTGTACAACAGCTAACTTCAGGATCTGATACTGCTACAAAAATGGCAGCAGATAATGAACTGGCTGCCGAACTAAAGAATATTAGTTTAAGCATTAGCGTGAATAGATAAGGTTTTAGATTTATCTCCAGGTGATATTGTTGAAATAAAGAATGACGAAATATTCCTGTTTGAATACACTAAATTTATGATTAGCGCGATAGTAGTAAAAGAAACTACAAATTCTGATGATATGAAACTGACATTAATGCTTCCGGAAGCCTTTACAGGGGAGATTCCAAAAAATATATTTGTATGATTACAACTGCCAGGGTTAAAGAATGGTCTCTTGAAAAAGGAAAGCGGATTTTGAAAGTGTTGCAATTTGGGGCCAAGACTTCTAAGGTAGCAGCTCCATTTGGGGATGATGCCAATCCTGTAAAAGATATGACGGCAATCCTGGCAGAAACAGGGGTTGCAGGGGAAACGGTCATCATTGGTTATATTAACGACAATCAGATAGCTGAGGTTGGAGAAAAAAGAATATTCAGCTTAGATGCCACCGGGAAGCTATCTACATATATTCATCTTAAAAATGATGAGACTATGGAGATTGGTGGGAATGCAGATTACGCTGTACGATTCAGTAAATTAAAAGAGGGCATAGATGCTAAAGATCTGCAGATAGTTTCTGAGCTTACGAAAATTCAATCAGCAATAACTACATTAGGTGGAGTTTATATTCCCGGAACTGTCAATACAGATATTGAAGCCGCTAAAATCAATACGGTAAAAGTAAGTTAATAACTTATTATAAATCTTTTAAACTATTGAATTACAAGTAAATAGCTTAAATAAAAATTTCACTTAATATCGTTAAATTTGAATTATGGAATGTACACCCCGCGAATATATTGAATCCAAAACAAATTTACTGGCCAGAATTCAGGCTATTGATGCTTTGATTGATGCGATGATCTTAAGTCTGGCAGATTATGCGGCCGGGCAAAATACGGCCATAGAGGAGTATCAGATGGATGATGGCCAGATGAAGATCCGGACCAAGTACAGAAGTCCGAAAGATGTAGATGCTGCGGTCATTCAGTTTGAGAAAATGAAGCAAATGTATGTGAACCGATACAACGGGCGCATTACATATTTGAGAGATAACAGAACATTTAGAAGATAGTATATGGGTTTTAAACAGTCAATAAGAAATTTCTTTTTTGGTGATTTTCACCCGGAACAATCCACTTTTATTGCCGGGGAATATTCAAATATGACACCGGTAAGAACTACCCAATTTAACGGAGAGAAAACCCCCCAGGAATTAGGGGAAATACTCAATGTATTACCAGACTTTCAAAGCTTAAGACTGCGGGCTCACGAGGCAGACCTAAAGAGTGATGTGGTGAAGATTATCACCAACAGATTCTTTAAGTGGATTATAGGAACCGGGTTAAAATTACAGTCTGAACCTATAATTGAAATCTTGAGAGCCGAAAAAATAACCGATTCCAAAGACCTTTCAGATTTTAGGCAATCTGTAGAATCCCGTTTCAATTTGTGGGCCAGATCCAAGAAAGTAGATTATAAATACCAGGCTTCACTTCATACATTAGCTAATGATGCGTTAAAGACTTCTTTTTTAGGCGGCGACTGTTTGGTGATTCTAAGAGTAGAAGATGGAGAAGTGAATGTTCAAATCATAGATGGCCAGCAGGTACAAACTCCTATCTTAAATGACAAATTCCATAAAGAAGCCACTTCAAAAGGCAATATAATTAACCACGGGATTGAAAAGGATAAACGCGGTAGGCACGTGGCCTACTATGTAAAAACCTTTAAACCCGGTTCTTTCCTGGGCGAATATGTACGCATTGAGGCCTACGGCAAGAAGACCGGTAGGAAAATGGCTTGGATGATGTATTTTGACAAGCATAGAATAGATCACGACAGGGGTATTGGAGGCCTCACCTCTATTTTAGAAAAAATTGAGAAGCTTGACCGTTATACCGAGGCCACTGTTGGAAGTGCTGAAGAGCGTGCAAAACTGCCATTCTTTATAGAGCACGATGAACACAGCACCGGTGAAAACCCTATGGCCGGAAGGCTTAAAAAGGCGTTGGGGAAAGATGATGATTCTGCTGTAGATTCTTATTCAGAAGGAGAAAATAAAGCAAAACTTATACAGAATACCACCTCAAAAATGGTGTTCAATTTACCTAGAGGAGCCAAGATAAGTGCTCCAAATGCTAATACCAGTGAGATCAACTACCCTGAATTCTGGAAAGCAGTATTTCAATCCTTGGCCGCGGCTGTAGATGTTCCCCCGGAGGTCGCTCTTCAGGTGTACAATTCCAATTATTCTGCCAGTCGCGCTGCCATTAACGGGTGGCAACATTCCATTAATGTACAGAGACAAAAGCTCACAGAGGATTTTTACCAACCAATTTTTGAATTATGGTTGGAGCTCAAGGTTTTAAAATCTAAGGTAAATGCACCCGGATATCTCCAGGCTATCAGGGAGCATAAAACAGAAGGTTTAGCCGCTTATGCCAATTGCAGATTTACCGGATCTAATATGCCACATATAGATCCTAAGAAAGAAGTGGATGCAATACGAAGAATGTTAGGATCTGAATTGGATCACGTGCCTTTAATCAATTTAGAACAGGCCGTTGAGAAATTGAACTCCGGAGACTGGAGTTTTTTTTTTTTTT